ATATGTGTAGACCGGTTCCATTTAAACGTACAGGTTTTATATTATGTAATGAGAGCAATATTGTCGCAGTAATGAATAATGATTTAGATGAACGATTTAAAGATTTGAAATAATATGGAAGATGAAAAAATATATCTCATGCCTGGCGATAGGGTGACTCTTAAACAGGAGTTGCCTAATAAACCAGTCATGATGGTAGTTAAAAAAAAGACATTGACAATTAAACCTAAAGAGGGAGAATAGTCAAATTATTTTCAAGGTATAATTTGTCGCTGGTTTACTTCTACTGGCGAATTGTAGGAAGAAGTTTTTAACACAAAGGATTTAATTAAATTATAATGAGTACACCACTGGTTAGAACAAATTAGTAGTTATTAGAGATCAGTAAATACAAACCTAATACTGAGGAGTTTACTGATGAGTATACAGGTCTATCGGACGATGACAAATTAAGATGGGAACGTTTATATAATTATAATCAAAACCGTGCTAATGCCTTGACTATAAATGGTACAAGATATTCTGATAAAGATGCATATAATACAGCTGTTAATGAATTTAATACTAATAGAAAGACTTTTATACAAGACTCATTCGACAAAGCATGGAAAGAACCTACTTCTGGATGGTTACAAAAGCGAAGAACCTAGATTATAAATACTATGTAGGGGACAGCACCTAGAGGCGGCGCTGACGGAGTAGTATCTTCTAAAGAGGCACGTGACCATTACCGGAATTTAAAAAGAGGATATAGAAAGATTTATGCTTATAATAGGGCAAATCCTAATGCTCCCATTAATATGCCTACTTTTCGTGCTGCAACAAAATCTTTGGAAGAATACAAAGGTCCCAGCGCTCTAACTGAAGATGAACTAAAGGGTACTACATTTACTAAAAAGAATGGCGGACAATTAAAATACTATAAACCTAAAAAATAATATGAATCAAAACATTAATCCAGAGCAATTGTTACAAGGAATAGTTGCTAAAATCGATGAATTAAAAGATACTCCTACTAAAGAAGTTCGTGATATTATAGTAGGAGAATTAGTAAACTCAGGTATGCTTTCAGAAGAGGAAGCATCTGCGTTCGTAGAACGAGCATTAGAATTTGTCAGACCTGATTCAGAAGACGAAGATTATGAAAGTGATGAAGAGGAGGAAACTGATGAAGATGTTGAGAAAGTAGAAAAGGATAAACGAGGCAATAAAATCCACTCTAGAAAATGCAAATGTGGATGTACTTCTAAGCCTAAAAAAGCCGCACGTGGTAGAAAAATCTGCTCATGTTGTGGAGGTTCTAAACTTTAATTAAAAAATATATGTTAAAGCTATTTATGTATGATAATGATACTAATAGAGTAGTCGTAAATGAACCAGATATTCTTTTAATAAAAGAATTTGCTGAATTATGGAATAATGATAGAAATAAAAATAGCGAAGACAAAACTGGAACCAAAAAACAAAGAGCTTACAAAGAATTACAATATATTTATTTAGCTATAGATTGGCGTTCTCCATATAATTAGTTTACTAATCAAGAAAAACATGAGGAGGCCTTACGTGATTCTGGCTTAACTGAAGCTCAATTTGACGACGAAATATTTAGAGCGGCTTGTCGTAAATATCAAGAACTTCAAGAAAAATCTATTATTGGATCTTTATTACAATCACAATATAATACTATATAGAAAATGAAGATTCATTATGATAATTTAGATTTGGAGTAGACTGATAGTGAAGGCAGACCGATATATAAACCAAAAGATATTCTGGCGGAGATTGCTGCCACCGCTAAAGCTATCGATGGTATCCGTGCTTTAGAAGAGCAATGGAGAAAAGAACAGGAAGTGGAGGCTTCCTTAAGAGGTGATGCCGAAGCAGGTTTCCTTGACTAAAACTGAGTTATAGAAACTCGGTAGATAGGCTAGAAAAGAATTACAGGCAGCAAAAGAAAATATTAAAAAGGATTCTACTGAAAAAGTATTAGAATTAATAGAACAAAAAAAACAACAAAAACAATTAAAAAAATAGGAAACTACTCCTAAAGATTTGAATGAGTGGGATGTAAAATTAACTGATGAAATTACTTATTTTGATCCTACTCTTTCTTATGAACTTACTGGATATCGACCTATATCAGAAACTGAGGGATTAGACTTTGATCCCACTCCATTTCAAGAAACCGGAAGGATATATGAATAGACTGGTAAATATACTACTTATGTACCTGGGTATAAACTATATAAAGATTTTTGGGATGAGTAGGTAAGAAGATGTAAAGAAGGTTATACAGTAGGTAAATATCGAATAACAGGAGACAACTATTTTTGGCTTAATTTTTATAGATTACTTAATGTAAGTAACGTAAAATAGGCTGCTACCGGACGACAAGAGACTTTCCCTTCTTTTTATGCAGAATAGTATAAATGGTTTCATTATGTTGAATTGTGTGAAAAATTGGGATATGATTGTGGAGCACTTAAACCTCGTGGGGTAGACTAACTTGCCTCCTCTGATAGTAATATCAGATGAAAAAAATTCCGTAAAATCGGTGAAGACTAAAACTTATAGTCATGTTAATACCGAGATCCCACAGCATGCCTCTGGGGATTGTAACGCATAGGAGATGAGCGTAGAAGGAAGCAATAATTCTCCCAAGAGTACGGAACATCCTAATAAGGATGAAAATATATGCTGAACTTATAGGAAACTATAAGAGCTATAGGATAAAAAGCCTATAGGATAACAAATTTGAGGTTGGTCAGAATTAGCAGCATGTATGGGAGTTAGACTGTATACAGTAGTTAAAGATTCTTTGTGTATTTATGCTGCTGCATTGGATAACTAGCTAACTCCTGTTTTACAAAAATGTTGGAAACAGTTAGAATTTTTAAACACTTAGACTTAGGGAGGTTTAAAACACCTTCGTATGGTAAAAAATACGGAGACTGAAAAACGCGCATCTAAAAAAGCTAAAGACGGTACGGAATATGGATTTATGTCTGAGATAGATGGTATTATTATAGATAATCCTCGTAAGTTGAGAGGTAATCGTGTAGAACGATTATTTTATGAAGAGGCTGGATCTAATCCTCACTTAACTACCGCATATATTTAGGGCGAAGCTTTAATTAATGTTCAAGGTACACGAATAGGAACTCGATTCTGTTGGGGTACAGGGGGTGACTCCGGTCCACAATTAGAAGGTCTATCCAAGATGTTTTATAATCCTGATGTGTATAATATTCTCCCTTATAAAAACACATATAATCAAAAAGAGGAAGTAGTATACACAGCGTTCTTTATTCCTGCTTATAATATGTGCATACAATATTGTGATGAACGTGGAGTATGTGACTCTGTAAAGGCTAAGGAATTTTATGAAAATGAACGTAGAAAAAAAGCAGCTATTCCTAGTGAATTGGTAAAATATAAATCTGAATTCTGTTTTTATCCTGAGGAAGCTTTAATTCGTGAAGGTGATAATAGATTTGATTCTGAAAAATTAGCAGAACAAATCACAAATGTGGATATTTTAAAACTATATGATGCTCCTATTAGAGGTTAGTTAATTTGGCCTAGAAAAGATGGAGAAATAGATTTTAAATCTAAACCCGCATTTTTACGAGATGATACTGGACCAATTTAGATTTTGGAATTACCCATGACTGATGAGCATGATATTGCATATCAAAACTTATATGTAGCTGGGATAGACTCTATTGATGCTGATGCAAGTTCATCTTCTGGACAGAAAGACGTATCTGATTTTTGTATAGTTATCAAAAGAAGGTAGTTAGGGTTGAAAGAACCAAAATATGTAGCTATGTATAAAGAACGTCCTAAGGATATCAGAACAGCCTATAATAATGCGTTAAAGCTATTACAATTTTATAATTGTAAAGCGGTAGTGGAAGCTTCTCGTGTAGGTATTATAACCTACTTTAAAGAAAAGGAGGCTTTAAGTTATTTATTTAAACGACCTAAAATTACTAGACCTTCTGGTGGACCTAGATTCGAAAAACAATATGGATGTCCTGCTACAGATAAGATAATTGAACATCAATTAGAATTAATTGATAATTACATTATGGATTACTATGAATAGTTGCAATTTTCGGAAATGTTATAGGAATTAATTAAATATTCTTATATAAATAAACGAAAATTCGATATTGTAGCAGCTATGGGCATGGCTGAATTAGGAGATGAAGATATGGTGGGATCTGCTCCTACATCGGTTATATAGAAGAAAGAATGGAACGATATAGGATACTATTATGAAAACGGAAGAAAAAAATATGGAGTTATTCCCAATAACCAACAATCCAGAACGACTGCTTACGCGTCTTTCGGACACTAGGGACTTGGAGGAAGCAATAAAAAATTTTATTGAATGTAAATATAATTGTTGCTTTACTGGTAAAGTACGCATTACTTCAGATTAGGATGGTATGAGTCTTGGTTTGGAATTAAATAATTGGATGGCTCCTACGTGGATACATACACAACTTACAGATCCACATGAATTTTATACATTTATAACAAAAGAAATAACAAAACGTAATTTACCTGGAGTTGGATATTCAAAAGTAATATTAGAAGACTATGGAGAAACTCAAGAAAGATGAAGATTATTTAATCTCAAAAACTAATGAAGCGATTTCAGAATTAGTATATGATAAGACTCATTTAATTAAAGCTTATAATTATTATTCTGGAATACGTGACCAAATGCAATTTAAGCATTTAGAAGAGAATTATGGGTTAGGTAATCCAACTTCAGTTACTTTTACCCCTCTGATTCGTAAGCATATAGATGTATTAGTTGGGGAATTTTTAACATTACCTATTTAGCCTTATATCTCATGTAAGGATTAGGGCACTATGCATAATATATTTAGAGATAAACAAATAGCTATAACTCAAGCATTGGCTAATCATATAAGACCTAAATTAGATAATCTTATATATTCATTGCTAAAAGGCGATGGTAAAAACAAAATTGACGATCGTCAATTTGACTTAGAGTTAAAAACTATTGAAGATGAAATTGAGAATAATTTTATTTCTGAATATGAAATAGCTGCATAGAATATTATTCAATGGATACTTCAAGACAGACGTATTGATTATAAAAATAAATTAAGACAACTAGTACTAGATTTATTTATTGCTGGGGAAGTGTATTATACTGTAGTACCGACTACAGGAAAGAGTAATATGGATATTAAAGTATTAAGTCCATTTAATGTTTTTCCTGATAAAAGTCCAAATTCTCCTTATATTAAAGATTCGCATAGAATAGTTTATAGAGAATATCTATCAAAATCTGAAATTCTAGTTAAATATGGAGAATATTTAACTAAAGAAGATAAAGAAAGTCTGGAAAATGCGAAAATAAATATGAGTACTAATAGTAATGTAGTACTTAGCACTACGGGTTCTCGTATAGGATGCTATAATGAAGATTATTTAGAACCAGGATTAGAATCCGGATTAGAATATTCTCCTATATATGGCAACAATAGACCTGCTAAAGAGATTGATCTTTATACAGTATATACTGTAGAATGGATTGATTATGAAGAAGAGAAAGGTGATATTAAAGAAAATTTATACAGAACTATACGAATAGGTCAAGACTTAGTTATTCCTCTTGGAATTGTCGATGATGTAGTGAGATCAATTGATGCTCCTAATGAATGTCAGTTAACCATTAATGGTTTGCAATATACAAACAGAACAGGTAAACCATATTCTTTAATGTTAGCTACTGCTGATTTGCAAGATAAATATGATATTTTAAATTTTTATAAAGAGTCATTAATTGCTTAGAGTGGTACTACTGGAGATTGGATAGATATCCATCATTTACCTGCATTTTTAGGAGATTCTCCTGAAGAAAGATTAATTAAATGGCAAGCTTATAAAAAAACTGGTATAGCTTTGATAGACACCTCTCAAGATGGTATTCCTATGAATACTACTTTTAGTGGCTACGATGACACTGTCAAACTAAATGCTATCCAAGCTATCAATTTAGCTATTGAGGATATTGAAGAAACTGCTAGATAGATTACTGGGGTATTTAGAGAACGTTTAGGAGGTATTCAAGCTAGAGATGCTGTACAAAATGTAGAAGCAGGTATGTAGGCGTCTTTTGTCATAACAAAACAATATTATCATAATATGGACCTTATTGAAAAAGAAATGTTGATAGATTGTTTAAATTTGGCACGTAAAGTATTTAAGAAGGGAATTAGAGGATCTCTTATTTTAGGAAATAATAGACGTTAGATATTCAGTGCTTTACCAGAGCATTTTACAATTACAGACTTTGATATTCACATTGCCGATAGTTACGAAGCTGTGTAGGACAAAGAGTTGATTAAATAGATTACTTTAGAATTAACTAAATCTGGTCAAGTTGATCCTGAATTGATTGTTGGTATAAGTACAAGCAAATCATTATCTGAAATGCAGACGGTTGTAACTAGATAGGTGGAGAGAAAGAAAAAAGAAAATGATCAAATTGCACAATTAACTTAGCAATTACAACAGACTCAACAAGAAGCCGAACAAATTCAAAAAGAATATCAAAAAGCTCAATAGCAATTACAAAAATTCGATCAAGCTAAAATGCAGTTAGAAAAAGAAAAATTAGCACAAGAACTTAAAATCGAAATGGCTAAAATTAAATCTACTGAAGCTTTAGCAGATAAAAAATTCCAATAGGAGAAAAAACGAGTAGAATTAGAGGCTCTATAGTTATATGATATGAATCCAAAAAATGACGAAATAAAGGATAGATAATTATGACAAAAGAATCAAATATAATAATTAATATTTTACGTATTTCATCCGATTCTAAATATTTAGAATTTAATGTAGATTGCAATAGAGATTACTATTTCACTACTTTAAATATATATGAATATCGTGAAAAAAATAATGGGATCAAGTAGGTAGGAAAAGATTTTAGTTCTATCTTTGACGGAAATTAGAAACAGACAAATTGGGCGGTACGTATACCATTAGACGAATTATCTGGTCCTAGTATGTACTATGTAGAGTTTGGGGCACATAAAAAAGATGATCCTTCGGAAGAAGATGAAGTTGTTGTAGGAGTATGTTCTGATATATCTACCGTATATAAAACATTGTTAAATGATTTATTAAGTATACGACAATCATGTTCTTGTGATTTAGGTGTATCTGAGAATGTTAAACGTATATTTGCTATTTTATATGGGCATATAGAAGCTATGAAATTACAACGATATGATGAAGCTGAATATTTTTATAGCTTAATACAATAGAATTTTGGAAATTGTGAAGGTGATTATCCTATTAATAATAGTTATAAAAAATCTTGTAATTGCCATTAATATGAAAAAGTATTCAAATACTATTATAGACAGTACACTTATATATCTAGAAGAACTTCAATATAGAGCTAACAATGATAAATCTTGGGTAGATGCTTTATACTCATTGTAGATAATAAATTCTATTTTAGATTGGTCATATATGTTTGATTTTGTCACCGAATAGGATCGATAGGGTCTTATGTTGTTGATGGATCACATAATAGCGAATCAAAAGAATATTGATTTACCTTATATAAATGATATATCAGAAATAGGTTATAATAATGAGTATACTAATGTAAACACCCCTCAATCATATATGACATGGGGAGGTACTTTCGAAACTCACAGTTTAAAGGAGTCGTAATATGTAGAATAAATTTAATAAGCAAAAACGAGCATCAGTAGCAGAAGTTTTAAATGAATGCTAGGTAGACCGAAGCTCTATTCATGGTATACCTACATGGCGAAATTTAAGCACTGATGCTGCGTGTAATAAAAATATAAAAACCAAATATAGTAATTTGCTGTCCGACGGTACTGTAGAAGGTACTTGTTTTGATGGAAGTGCTTTACCTGATATTGAAACTACAAAGAGTTTACTAAGTAAACTATGTGAAGTTATGATTAGGTTTGATGCTAATCCTAAATTTTATTTAAAGGGAGACTTTGCTAAACTTATAGAATTACTTAATGGTGCATTAATTCATTTATATACTAATGAATTAAAAATTGGTACTAATGATAAAATACTAGATATTGACGATGAAAATAATATTTTCTCTACTTTATCATTGGCCTACGACCCTGAAAACGAAACTGTATGTTTACTAGGTAAAGATGAGGATGTTATATCTAGTATTGATGTCGATGATCTTATTAATAAAAAGTAGGATAAAGATTTAACAGCCGTTGCAAATAATATAGCTATATTTAATACAGAAGGGAATACTGTAGATTCTAAAACAAGAATCGGAGGCAGTGTGCTGAACAACAATCCTGACGAAAATACATTAGCTACAGAATAGGCTGTATAGAAAGCGATTGATGATATCGAAATACAAGTAGCTGAAAATGATCCTTTATTAAAGGTGAATAATTAGAAAAAATTATTTTCTACTATTAATCTAAAGCATGATTCGATCAATCACGAATTACAACTACTTGGGCAAAATAATGTTATTTTAGCTAGAGTACCTACATTAGATTTTATAAAGGATAGCGTATTAGATACTGCTTCTTTTGGGTTTTATATAAAAAGAGCTGATAAATATATACCATCCACATCCACGGATCCTGATGCATTACCTTATGTTGTATTAACTTTTAATACAGATGCTGGTAAAACTCCCATATATTTATCTTTTAATGATTTGGTGTCTTATACTATTGATGCTGCAAAAGAACAATTATGGGCAGAGGTACAAAAATATGTGGATGAATCTACGGAAGAACTGCAAAAATACATAGACGAGATTAAAGAAGAATTAAGTAATTCTACTGATTTAAAAGCCTCTAAAGTTAAAGAAAATAATACAAAAGACAAAATTGCTATTTTGACAGCGGAGGGGGATTTGTAGAATTCTAAAATCGTTATTGGTAATGAAGATTTTTAGCAGATTCCTATAGTTAGGCTTGTAAGTGGAGAACAGTATTACTATGTTAATATATCCGTCGATCAAGCATATACTAATTTAACTGGACAAGCTGTGTATTCAGATATGCGTTGTAGTGAAGAGATAGGTAAGATAGAGGCTCATGTAGGATCTTCTAGAGTAACTATAAATATAGATGGAGGATTGTAGACTGCAGACATTATTACACACCCTACATATGTATCAACTATTGCTGCTACAGAATTAGGGGTCAAAAATTACATTACTTCCTATGTTTCAACTTAGAAAGATATTAATAATATATTAAATATAATACCATAATGGAAAAACTAATAACGTTAAGTGGTGTTAGCAGCATAGTAAATAAGTTAGTTTCGTATATCAAGAGAGTCGAAGCAAAAGCTCTGCCTGAACCTAAAGATTGGGTAGATGAGGATGCTAATAATTATAAAACTACCGGAATATATCATTTTAAGGGATATAGGTATACTAATGATGATAATTTGCCTATTACTAACTATAATCCAGATGGGGATACCGACAATATAGCATTTACTCTTATTGTTGATGCTGTAGAAGGATATGTAACTAACACATCTCATATTCCTGGTCATATAAGCCAAGTATTAATGCTCGGTAATAGAAAAGGTTCTGAAACTAAAATTTACACTCGTAATGCTACCATATTCTATGATGATTAGCCTGACAAATGGGAATCGTGGAGAGAACTTGTATCCTCTGTTTATTTAGGTGTATTAGATTCTATCGACGGGGAAACTATAAACAAAGTAACCGAAATTGGTTTATATACAGGAGCAATTGTAAATGTAGAAAAATCTAATTTTGATGTTTTTAAATTAGAAGTTATAAACAATTACACTATTGCCGATCTTATTCAGCAAACAAATCACGTCTTACAAACTATAACTATTTTATCAATAGACGGTTCCGAAAAAACTTTAAAAAGAACTGGAATTTATAATGGAAATGGTTATACTTGGAACGATTGGAAATCTACTGGAGAGAATATACAAGTAGATGAAATTACTATCGAAGAAACGATGGATGATTTAATAACATTAGATTTTATAGACGTTATACAAAACGGAGATGATATTATAACGGATGAAAATAATTTAATTTTAACTATATAATTATGGCATATAAAAAAATTACAGAAGTAAATTCTGCTGAAGAATTAAATAGTTCAGATTCTCTATTGGTTGTATAGGACGGAGAGTTAAAACAACTTCCTTCTTCTAAAGCTAGTATCGGTGGAGGTAAATTCAAAACAGGCGATGTGGTGTATAGCACCAATGTGCCTAATTTCCACTTTGGCGTAATGTCGTGGGAAGATTACGTGAAAAATCCTACCAATAGTATGGACACGAAAATGCCTATCGGTTTGGTTGTAGACCCAGTTAAGAGAACGTTTTTGTTCTGTGAGTTGCTTGGTAAGTACTTCGCAACCTCAGACAATATAGAAACTTACTTTGGCGGTTATACTTCATTTGAAGACGGCTCGGAAACTTTTGAACGAATTTCAACATTAACATCAACAAGCAAAGCCGCTGATATTCCTGCATTCTACGGGTTAAGAAATTCAGGTTATCCATCAGGTTCGATATTTTACGTAAAGAACGAGGTTTCTTATGTTCCTGCACTTGAAGAGTGGAAGCTAGCAAAAGAGCATTTATGCACAGCATTCTACGGAGATGGTAATAGTTACGCAGGATTTATGGACAGATTGATTGCACTAAAAACAGGCGTAACACTTTCAAGAACGCTATTTATGGGATACCATAACAATAACACTTCAAAACTCTTTTACTCACAATTATCAACTGTTGGTAAAGCACTGAAGGATGGCAACGTTGCAAATAAGGCATACAATATGAACGGAGAAATGCCAGGGTGGGATAATGCACAAGATGTATATGCTTGTTGTCCAGTATTTGGTATCTACACAGAGGAGGAAGAAAATGCGTAAGGTGTCTGTAATAATGCCAGCATATAATGCAGAGAGATGGATAGCAAGAGCCATTCTCTCTTTGCAACACCAAACTATTAAGGATTGGGAACTTTGTATTGTTGATGATGCTTCAACTGATAATACTATTCAAATTGTGGAAAATTTTATGCGGGAAGATAATCGTATAAGATTACAAATGAATGATGAGAATCTTGGTTGTGGATTAACAAGAAGAAAAGCTATAGAGATGGCTGGGGGTGAATATGTGGCATTTCTTGATAGTGATGACACATTTGAGTCTACATTCTTTGAAAAGATGTTGGAAGCAATGTATCGTACTAACGCAGATGTTGCGGTGTGTGGCACGAAAGAATATGAGAATGGCGTTTATAAGCGTTCTGATATTTGCGATGAGACCTATTGCGTAAGCAAGAAAGAGTTGTATTATCAATATATGAATGGCACATGGATAACTCAATATAACTGCAATAAGATGTTCAAGAAAGACATAATTGATAAACACGAATATAGTGATATGCGTTTTTGTGAAGATAGTTACACGACATACAAATGGCTATGGGAAGCAGAAAATGTTGTTGTTATCCCCGAAAGATTGTTCAACTATTACAAGCACGAAAACAGTAATAGCACAACAAAGAATACTCCTCTTCAAAAGTCATACGATACAGTAAGATGTGTTTGGGAACATTTTAAATTTTGCAAGGAGCAAGGGTTTGATGATATGCTACCGAGATTGTCGGGCTTTGTATATGAGCATTTGGTGCATTGCATAAATGAATTTGATATTGATAGCGAAGAATATAAAGTTGTAGATGAAACAAGAAATGAATTTTTAAAATATTTAGGATATGGAAGGGAAAGAAATAACAGTTAAAGGCAAAGAGCATTTGACCTATTACATTGCCGAGTATGGAAACCAAGTAAACATCTGCTACAAAGAGGGAGAAGTTCGCTGGGGCGATAGAGGTAATTACTTTATCAAACGTGCGGTGTTTGATGCGAGTTACGATGCAGGAACGAATACGATTGACCCTGATAACTTGGCATACGTAGAGCCGACAACGGAAGAAATCAATGCTGAAATACAAAAGCAAAGAGAATTAGCGTATAAGAAAAGAAGTGATTCTCTTTATATGGCTTGGCAGAAATATCTGGCTTTAAGTGAAGAAGAAAAAGCAGTTGAAGCAAAAACACATTGGCTAGAAGAAGTAGAAAAGATTAATAAAGAATTACCTTATAAATCATGAGTAAATTGATTACTAGAGAAGCTTTTAAAGTAGCTTTGCAAGCTATAAAAGACTTTGTAGAAAAGAAATTAAAAGCTTTTTCATCTGATGTACATAACATTGTAAATACAGAAATTGAATCTGCTACTAAAGAGTTGGCTACTAAATCTGAATTAAATAAAAAAGTAAATTAGGATAGTTACGCTTAGGATAATAATGTGGCTATTTTTAGACATGGTGAAAATAGCGTAGATTTACTTGATTCAGGGCATTCTATCGGTGATTCGGATTTAGGAGTAGTGAAATATGCGTACCCGGTAACAGGCGATGGGCACTATAATACATCAACAGAAATATATGGATATGCATCAAGTAATATTTGGAATTAGTTCGATTATTTAATATATCAAGACATACAATTATCTATACCCATCGCGAAAATAACAGCCTCCGCACCTTGGGCAATGCAGTATTTTTCGATTCCTGGGGATATAAATTCTGCTGTTACTAGTAATTCAATACTAGTATCTGCATCAAGATTAGCTCCAATAGTTGTAGAAAGAACTATTGCTTTTTCAACAATTGCCACAGAAAAAGGAGTTGAAGAATATGCTGCACAAAAAGCAGAAAATCCCGTAGAGGGTAATATTGCAACATTAGATAGTAATAGCAGACTAGTAGATTCTGGAAAAATGCCTGGAAAATCTACATTAACACCGCAATCCTTTTACGGTTATACTTATAATAATATTATGTACTATACTGACCGCCCCTTTTTACTAAGTCCTTTACAAGGCATGCTGCTTTATTTTGATTAGGAATGGACATAGATTGCTGGGTATTATCGGTATGAGAGTGGTTCTTATGTTAGTTTATATTTAAACGCGACATCTAGTATTGTTGAAAATAATGTATCCCGTACTCCATATACTAAATATGTAGACACAGTTTTGGCTACAGAATCTGGAGTGGCTAATTATGTTGAAGAAAAGATTTTAAATACAGTGCATACTGAAATTACAAGTTCTGAGTATGTATTACCATCTAATACAAGAACAATAATCAGTAATCTTTTATCAACTAATATGATTTTTAATTTTGATTCGGATACAACAGATAAAGAAATTGTTGTTATTTTTAAATTAGATGAATCAATTCCTTCTGATTTTCAATGTACATTTAACGCAGCGTTAGCTTGGCAAAACGATAATGTGCCTACATGGGAGGCAGGTAAAACTTATGAAATAAGTATTTTTAATAATTTAGCAGTATATACAAGTTATGTGGTATAAGAATAATGTGGCAGTTAAAAAGCCTAAATCACTGATATTAAATGGAATGACATATGTTCCCCCGACCGATGAGCAATTAATTGAAGCAGGGTATGTGTGGAAAGAAGATAAAATATATGAACCTACTTATGAAGAATTAGTAGAAGGTCTTATTCGTCAAAAGTATTCTATATCTAATGAATTTGCAATATTAAGACAAAGAGAGTCTAAACCAGAAGAATTCGAGGCTTATAATCAATATTGTGAAGAATGTAAAAAACAAATAAAAGACGAAATGTCATGCGTAGAAGATTAATGATGCTGAATAATGTTTCAAAAGAAAATATTGTTACATTTACTTTAGCAGAAAATAGCAGTGAAACTGTAGAATTATATATAAAAAATAGCGATATATACGAAATTAGTTATACGGATATAAACGATATAACTCAGTCTATTGTGGATACTAAAGTAACTTCAGAAAGTCATTAGCTAACATTAACAGAAGTTAAACCTGGTAGTACCGTGATTTTAACCGGAGATGTGTTAGAATTAGATTTTTATACAGGGAACATATATGTTTCAGATATAGACATTACCAAAAATAAAACATGTGGTTTACTGTGTAGACAGGTAGTGCACTTGCAATATGTATTTGGTATAGATAAAAGTACTATTACTGATATACAGGATCGGACTTTTTAGAATTGTACTAAATTAGAATTGACAGTATTGCCTGATACTGTGGAAAATATCGGAGCATATGCTTTTAGCTCATGTACCAATATAGAATTGACTAAGTTACCTAATAACTTAATTACTATTGGATCAAATGCTTTCAATGGTTGTAGAAATATAACAATAAATGAAATTCCTCGTAACGTAAAAAGTATTGGTGGACGTGCATTTAATAATTGTACTAAAATAACTAATATAAAAATATTAAATACAGAATAGATGGTTACATCAGCGGGGAGCATGTTTCCTAGCGGGACTTCTATCCAAGTACCTAGTGCGTTATTAACAGAATATCAAGCAGATTCTTATTGGAATACTTATACATTAATACCATATTAATTAATTTTACTTATATATAAAATATATGGAACAAAAACAATATTTAGTAAATACATAGTTTGACGGAAATTGTTTTGATGATTTGTAGAATATCGATTCTTTAGAATCACTAACAAATGCCTTTTGTCACGCTAAAATTCGTTTTGATACACATCCTGATAATTATACGAAACAAGATTATATAAATTTTATAGATGATATATATAGTAGTTTACGTACATTATATG